ATATAATAAAAAGATAGAAGAATTAGCAATACAAATTTATAATGATGGTTATGAATTTAATCAAATAGTATGTATAGCAAAGGGCGGTCTGCGAGTAGGAGATATACTTTCTCGTATCTTTGATGTACCATTTGCTGTAATGTCAGTAGAGTCTTATCACGGTGAAGGCAAAAAAGACGAACAAGGACAGATTGTATTTGGAAACTCATTAGCAAAGACGTCACCTAATCTAGGCAACAAAGTTTTATTAGTAGACGACTTAGCAGATTCTGGAACAACATTAGAAAAATGTGTAAAGTGGTTACAGCACTATGAAGGTTTCTTTATCGATGAACTTAAAACTGCAACTGTATGGGTTAAAGGAGTATCAACATTCACACCAGACTATTATACAGACTTTCTTAGTACAAGTCCGTGGATTCATCAACCCTTTGAGAAATATGAAACAATGACTATTGAAGAAATTAGAGATAATTGGTTTGAGGAAGATCATATTGCCGATAAGGCCGCAGAGGAACAATTACAATATTGGATAGATAAAGCAAAGGGCAAAGTTGATAATGATTATCAAAGGAGTTAAGTAATGGCTGGTACTGATTTATGGGTTGAAAAGTATAGACCAGATAGTGTTTCGTCTTATGTATTTAAAGATGATAGACAAAGGAAGCAAGTACAGAATTGGATAAATGACGGCGGCATACCGCATTTATTATTCAGTGGTTCACCAGGAACAGGTAAAACTACACTGGCAAAGGTCTTAATTGCAGAGTTAGAGGTTGAGTCTGCAGATGTATTGTACATTAATGCCAGTCGCGATAATGGAGTCGAAATGATTCGTAAGAGAATCAGCGCCTTTAGTGAAACAATGCCATGGGGCGACTTCAAAGTAATTTTGTTGGACGAAGCAGATCATATTAGCCCTGAAGGACAGGCAGCGTTACGTGGAGTGATGGAACAGTATCACGCCAGTGTTCGTTTTATCTTAACTTGCAATTATCCTAATATGATTATTCCAGCATTGCATAGTAGATGCCAAGGATTTCATATTGAACAACTAGACCAAACAGACTTTACAGTTCGAGTTGCAGAAATTCTTGCAGATAACGAAGTACAGTTTGATATAGAAACACTTGACGCAATGGTTAGGGCACACTATCCAGACTTAAGAAAAACTATTAATACCGTGCAAATGTCAGTTACTGACAACACCTTACAAAAACCAGATGATGAAGGCGCAAGTGCAGAGTGGCGATTGGGCATGGTTGATCTTTTTAAAAGTAACGACATCAGTGGTGCAAGAAAACTTATAATTAAACATGCACGGTCAGATGAGTATAATGATATTTACAGTTGGCTGTATCGTAACTTAGACATATATACTGAAAATAATGACCAATATGATGATTGTGTATTAGCAATTCGTAATGGATTAGTAAAACATACACAAGTCGCAGACGTTGAAATTAATTTATCTGCAACAATGATCGAAATATCTAGAGCCCTAGCCTAAAAGCATAAATAGTATACAAGGTACAAACATAACATAGTAGTTATACTAACCACGTCGTTTGTTAAATACTATTGTAATAATTATATAATAAATATAATTTATTGGACAACTATACAATCCGGGGAGGTGCAATGTCTAGAGTTTTAAAATGGTGGTTAATGTTCTGCCTCAGTATACTACTTGGATTTATAGCATATCATTTTGGATTAATACAAGAAATCTACACCAAAGACGTTACTAAACTAAGTCTTTTTATCTTTACCTTATACATATCATCTAGTATATACATCGGAAAAACCACATACGCTTCATTAAAAGGAGAAGATGTGTCTTCTCGAATTGATATTGGCTGGTTTACTTCTGAAAGTATGTTAGCACTAGGTATGGTGGGAACTGTTGTTGGATTTATTCTTATGCTTGGTGGTAGTTTTGAAAATATAGACACTGGTGATGCAGAAACATTAAAATCTGCGTTAAGCGACATGGCAAGGGGAATGAGTACTGCATTGTATACCACTCTTAGTGGACTAGTATGTAGTTTACTTACGAAAGTACAATTAGTTAATCTCGAAACAGGTATCAACAAAGAGGTGTAACAATGGCACTTTATCAGAAAGACAAATACAAAAGCTCAATAGGCTTCACCGATTTGTTATTTAATCTGCTAGTTGGCTTTGTATTTTTATTCATCGTAGCCTTCATCCTAATTAATCCAATAACTAAAAAATCAGATGCTCCAAAGAAAGCAGAGTACTTAGTCATTATAGAATGGCCAAACGAATGGAATGACGATATTGATTTATATGTCAAGGATCCAATGGGCACAGTCGTGTCATTTAGAAATAAATTTGGCGGGTTGCTACATTTAGAAAAAGATGATCTTGGGTTTTCAAATGACCAATGGATAGATGAAAACGGTGAGCGACATATTATTCCAATTAATAGAGAAGTTATAACTATTCGTGGCGTTCAAGACGGCAGATATGAAGTAGCATTTCATGTTTATTCTATTAAATCAGTTGGGTCAATAGATAAGACCTCAACCATAACTACACCACGAGTTGTTACTGCTACATTAATTAAACTTAATCCATATAGAGAAGTAACAAAGGTACAAGTACATTACATGGCTGAACGCGGCCAAGCATTGACATTATTTAATTTCACTATTGATGGCGGAGCAACTGGCACAAAAATTAAAGTAGACAGAGAACCTAATGATATAGTGTTGCAAGGGGTGTCTAATCATCGTGGCGAAGAAGACATTGGTGGCATTCAACCAGACCAAACTGATGATTTTAATTCTAGTCTTGATAGAATCGTTGACCAACGAAGAGCTTCAGGTGTTATAGTTTCAACAGATGCACCAGGCGGTGGTTATCAGGAAGATGATAACGACGCCAATTACTAATCTAAAATAAATACTAATGTGGACCCACTTGCTAACATTAATCTGATTATCGTATCTATACCTCCTGGAGCAGGCAGTTCGTTTTTAGGCTACCTACAAAAAGTTTATTCAGGTACTAAAGATTATAAAACTGAATCTCAATTCCCTCCATTAAACTTTTGGGATTGTATGCTCCAAAATGTAGACTTAGTACAACATTGGGACTCAAGTCTTTTTGGTGAATTTAAAACATTTACATCAATTATAACTGAAATAGATCTAAGTTCTAAGACTGTTTTTGTTAATACACATTCCTTTCCAACCGGTGATTCACCATTTAATATGGAACATGTATCGCATGTGTTGTCAGTTGAAGGTGATTTTGATGCTCACTTATATATGGCTAAACTGAAGTCATTGAAAACTAAAAATCCTAAGTCTTCATTTGATATTAATGATATAACTGAAAGAGCCACTAAGGCATACGAACGTCAACTTACATCTAAAGCCACATTTAAACCTAATACTAGTATCAATTACAATAAATTTTTCATTGATGTAGATAGAAAAGAAATATCAAAGTTTTTAATAAGGACAATGGAAATAAAACGAATTGATGAAGAGAAATTGGATATCATATGCGATATGATTGCAATATATACAAGGCTTAATCAAGCCTTAATTAAAACTACATATAATCAGTAGATTAACCGAGTATTTAATTCTTTAGGCATAAATATTAGTATGAATAATATTATAGGTTTTACAAACTCCCAAACAAGTTGCACGAGTGTCGTCTTAACAGATTTAGAACTCGCAAAACAAGATTTGCGTAATCATTTTAGTATCACTAAAGGTGAAAAATGGACACTACCTAACTTTGGAAGTAACATACCTAATTACATATTTGAACCCCTCGACGGTACAATTGTAGAATTAATACAGCAAGATGTTGTTGACGTTGTGTCGTACGATCCTCGATTTCAAGTAACAACACATGATGTAAAAGTATCTGAAGATACACTTACAGTAACAGTTAATATAGAACTAACTTATGTTCCGTTAGCACAAATAACTACGTTAGAATTACTATTTGATCGAGACACAACATAATTGGAAAATAATTAAAATGGCACAGTTAGTTAGACAATCAAAATTATTTGCGGCAGAAGATTACTCTGTTGTATATGATTCGTATTTGAACGCAAATTTCAAAGCATTCGATTTTGACACTATTAGAGAATCAATGGTTGCGTATATACGAGAAACTTATCCAGAAAGTTTTAATGACTGGATTGAATCAAGTGAATTTGTAGCATTATTAGATGTGGTTTCACAATTTGGGCATAATTTGGCATATAGAGCCGATTTAAATGCTCGTAATAACTTTTTAAGCACAGCAACAAAGCAAGAAAGTGTTTATAAATTAGCAGAATTTTTAGGCTACTCAGCGAACAGGAATGTACCTGCATCGGGTGAGTTAAAAGTCACAAGTATTAAAACAAATGAAACAATAATTGGAAGTGACGGAAGTACACTTGCAGGTAAAGACATTCGTTTTGACAGTACAACAAACATAAGCAACTTAGACGACTTTATTGCTGTTATAAATGCAGTATTATTACCAAGTAATCAATATGGTAATCCACGCAAAACAGCAGTCGTTGGGAACACAACTACACAAATATATAATACAAATAATAGTGCCAACCAAATTGTATTTGAAACAACAGGATTAGTTCAAGGAGCAGTGGTACCGTTTAATATAGTAGGTACTGATTATAATGAAAAACTTAAAATATTTACAGAATCAATACCTAATCCAAATAGTGCATTTAGTTTAATGTACAAAAATGATGGCAGAGGTATAGGAAGTACTGGAACAGGATTCTTTACACAGTTTAAACAAGGCTCATTAACATTCCAAGATGTTACAATTGAAGATCCAATAAGTGGATTAGCATTAGATGTCAACGTTAACAATATTAATAATGATGATGTTTGGGTTCAAAGTATTGATACTGATGGTACAATACTTAAAACGTGGACGAAAGTAGACAATGTTTTTGGATTTAATGCAGTATACAATGACATAGGCAGTGAAGTAAGAGATATTTTTGCAGTTAAATCACGAACTGACGGACAAATTAGTATTATGTTTCCAGACAGTTCAATTGGAAATGTTCCTAAAAACATAATTAGAGTATGGTATAGAACTGGATTAGATCAAACTTATAGTTTACGTCCAGATGATATTGGTAGCACATCATTTAATATTAACTATGCTGGTGTTGATGGCAATGACTATATTGCAAATATTACAGTACAACTTCAAGTTGGAGTCACAAATGCCGCGGCAGCTGATACACTAGATGACATAAAAACAAATGCACCTCGCATTTATGCAAGTCAAGATAGAATGATTACTGCAGGCGACTATAATGATTACTTAGTTTCACAAAGCACACAAATTGCAAAAATAAAGAGCGTAAATCGTACACATAGCGGACACAGTAGGTTTGTTGATTTAACAGATCCAACTAGTCAATATAGTAATGTTAGATTATATGCAAACGATGGCGTACTTGCTAAAGCAAATCATGTCATCTCAGAAACTACAAATGATGTGACTGCTGAAGTTACATTTGAGCAGTACATTAAGCCAATGCTAGATAATACAGAGATGTTAAATTTATATTATGATGAGTTTACGACTAGTTTTGATGCATTACCGGCTACAATTACTGGTGATACTGTTCCTGCAAATATTAGTTATACTTGGCAAGCAATTGGAACTGAACTAAAGAGTGGCTATATAATGTATTCAGATTCAGTTATTACAGGAAACAATGGTATTAAAGGAAATAACCTAACAAATGTCAATCCAGGTGGCTGGATGCAGTATGCACAAGTGGGCGCTTTATTAAAATTTGAATCAGGCGGAGTTGACTATTGGGCAAAAGTATCAAGACTATTTGCAAATGGTAATGGAGTTGACGACACATTAGGAAATCCATCAGGATTAGATGCATTAGGAAATGGTGCAATTAGTTTAGATGCAGCAGTACCTGATGATGCAGTATTAACAAAAATTTATCCAGCATTTGCAAGAACATTTACTACGGCAGAAAGAGCAGAAATACTTATAAAAATAACTGCTGGAACTCCGTTTGTAATTTATTATGATTACAAACCTAATAATGCTACTTACGGATGGAATACAGAGTTAGTATCAAATGTTAATGCAAGTTACCGAGGAAAACTAACAACACACTTTCCGACACCATTTGATGAAACAACGTCAAGTTGGCTTATGCAAATAAACCCAGCGGCAGTTGGTAGTGGATATGAAGTTACAACTCGTGCAAAGAGATACACATTTACAAGTACCGCAATAGAATTTAGCAACATTAGTCACGAATACGAATTAGATACATACACAAGTAAAACAAAACGAGATAAAATTGATATCGTTGATAGCGGATTAATAACACAAACATTTTTCATTACAGGCTATCTGTTTGCAGAAAATGGAGTGTTTGACTCAAGTAAGGTCATATTAGGTCTTATTGATGCAAATAATGATGCAAGGCCAGATAGTCCAGATGCATTTACTAAAGTGGCAGCGGCAGCAGATTCAATAAGTTCAGTTAAATTTGAATGGAATCATGTTCCAGATCAAAACGAAATTATTGATCCAAGTTTTACAAATGTTGTTGACGCATATATACTTACAAGCAGTTACGATACAGATTTTAGAAGTTACTTAGTTAGTGATGACACAAGTTCAACCAAGCCATTAGTACCAACAATTGATGAGTTAAATCAACAGTTTGCCACTATTGGTGATAAGAAAGCAATGAGCGATAGTATAATTTATCGACCAATTAAATATAAAATCTTATTTGGAAACAAAGCACAAGATGATTTAAAGGCATCATTTAGTGTAATTAAAGTAATTGGAAGTTCATTAACTGATAATGACGTTAAGAGTAAAGTAGTTGATGCAGTAACAGAGTTCTTTAATATTACATATTGGGATTTTGGTGAAACATTTTACTTTACAGAATTGGCAGCATATGTACATCAACAATTAGATGGGCATATAAGTTCATTTGTAATTGTTCCTGATGGAGCAAGTAGTGTATTTGGAACGTTATTCCAAATTACACCACAGAGTGACGAGCTATTTGTACCTGATGTTTCAGTTTCAGATATTGAATTAGTTAAAAATATTACAAAAGAAAATATTAAATCAACCGGATAAGTAACGAATGGCAGACTTTAAAGCAACTAAACCAACAAAAGTAGGTGGTAAGCACAGAGCAGGCAAGAGGCCTGTAAACTTATTAAAAACAAATACGTTTTTACCAGAAGTATTCCAAACACCACTGAACAAAAAGTGGCTTGATGCAACTCTTGATAAAATGGTTTCCAAAGGAGATTTGGAAGACATAGATGCCTTTGTTGGCTCAACAAGTGGTAGTGCATTAGGTAAATGGAATGATTATTATTTAAACACAAATACAAGTCATAAACAGTTACAGCCAGCAATTATAACATCTAATGATGATAAAACTCTTAAGAATGCAATTACAATTGATGATGTAGCAAAAAACATTAACTATAATTTTGATACATATAGTTACAATAATGCATACAACACACAAAGTTATGTGTATGCTCCACCAATAGATATTGACAAGTTTGTTAATTATAGGATGTATTACTGGATTCCAGTGATGTACCCTATTCTATTTGAATTAGCGAGTGGAACAAATGTTAACCCAATTGATGATTTAACTGGATTGCCAACAGGTGAAATTACTGATGATAATGGAACAGTTACATTATATGATGGCATGAAAGTTCTGTTTATAGGGGCAGGTTGGGATCCATCTATTATTATTGGCAGAGAATGGATAGTAACAGGTGTTGGTGATAAAATTGTATTTAAAGATCCTGTAGGTTGGAATACAGATAATATATTATATACAAATACTGTTGATGGTGTTAATTTACCATTGGAGACAAAAGACTACATAGTAATTAATAGATCTGATTCCGCAAATAATGTCTCAGGCACCGATAGTGCTTGGAGCAGAGGTAACCATTGGGTTCATAGAGCAGCAATAGAGCATATGATTGAGTGGTACCCAGGGCTATCATATGAGGATTATATTAATTCTACAACACAGGCAAAACGTCCTATTATTGAATTTGACGCAAACATAACCATGATGGCAGGGCAAACAAAAGCAACGCCAAACCAAGCACCATTATTTAGATTAAAACATGCATCGGGAACTTGGTTAGATGCATATAATTCAAGTAACTTTGTAGGCAACAAACTATTTGGCTATAAGGTAGCAACAACAGGCACAGCAGATACAGAACTTGATTTTGTTCCTGTGTTTAAAGATATTGGTTCTAAAAGTGAAATGGTGTTTGTAAATGAATTAAGTCAAACAGAATATACATATTTAGAAGATCAAAGCAACCTTAGTAATAAACTTAGAGGTTTATATTATTATGAAAGGAATGGTGTACCACATAATAATTATATAGCAAGTTCATATACAGCAGGTGCAAAAGATACAGTTCAAGTTATTGCAAATAATGATGCAGATGTTTCAATTCCAATTGGGTATCTTAGTTGGCGAAAAGATCCATTCAAATCCTTTGTTGTTTCTACTGATGATGGAAAAATTGTAGCAAGTAGTATAACAAAAGAAGGTGATGCTAATCGTAATAATATTAAACAAAATGAATTATTTGTGGCAGCAGGCACTAGCTGTGGATTTTATGATTTGATTGGGACTGGTACACTAAAATTTTATGATTCTTCCGGGGTTGATATAACCCCGACTCCTTCTATGACTAATGTTTTCCCACCAATTGGGTTGTCTTTGGGATCAGCGGTAAACATTCCTGCAACAGCTGGATCAGTAATATATTTTGGAACAAGTTTTGCAAATTCATCAAGAATTTATGCAGTTGATAGTGCCGACGCACCCTTTCATAAATTACAAATAAATGGAAAAACTATTAATGAATCCAATTATACAATCTCGCCGACCACAATAACAGTACCCAAAGCATTACTTACATCAGAAAAAAGTATTATTGATCTTGAGTATTATAATAAGGCAGAAAAAACAACAAAAGATGTGCAAGTACCTGATGTACATTCAAACAATACAAAAAATATACAAATTAGTGAGTTTACACAGAGTGAAACATTGGCACATTGGACAAGCATAATTGAAAATACACCTGGGTTTACTGGCGACAGTTTTGGTAATAACAATTATGCATCAACTATCCACGCCAAAGGACATGGTGGTGAAATCTTTATGCATAATGACATTAATATTATGCATGATTTATGTTATGGTGATGATAAATTAAATATTACAACGGCACTTAGCGATCAAGGAAATGATTGGTGGGTATTTAGACAGAGATTTATTTCACAAGTTAAACGTTTATACGGCACAAAATCATATAGTGATGTACGTAGTTTGGTTATAGATGTTTTAGCAAGTACTACGGCAAGTAGAAAAGGCACTGACTTACATAAAAATTCTAATATGGCTTTTAGTAAGCCTAACAATATTAAAACACACAATACCAATGTAGCAGGCAAGTACTCATTAGGACATGGCTTTAATACAGATAACTTTAAGCAAGACCATGTTTATGTTTACTTAACTGACAATCGCGATAGTGATAATGTAGCAGTAAAACGAATATTAACGCAAGGAACTGATTACACAATTGCTGATGGGCAAGTAGTAGTAACAGCAACTGTTACAGCATTTACAGACACACAAAAAACAACAATAGGCATAGACTATAATAGCATGGACGATGACAGTTATGTACCTGCAAGTATGGTTAAACTTGGATTAGCAAGTATTTACAAGCCACAAGTACATAATAATCAACTAATTGGACATGATGGCAGCACTTATGATGTTAGTGCAACTGCAGAGTTACATAAAATACAAAGTGCAAATTTTGATCCAGTCGCCGCATGTTTATTTGATTTAGAGAATCGTATTTGGTCAGGAACAAAAGTACAAACACAAAGTACAACAAGTGCATTAAATTACCTACCAAATGAACAAGTAGGAACATGGTATACAAGAAGCAAAGTTGATAGTTATATTAAGTCAGAATTTTTGGATTGGTATACAAAAACAAAACAAACGACACTTACTCCAACAGGATATTATGATGCATCAGATCCATTCACGTGGAATTATTCGGAAGTAAGTTTGGCTAATTATGCCGGTTGGAATGTAAGTAATTTTCCTGGACATTATACTGGTGCATATGCACTAATATTTGGCACACATACCCCACATTTGACTCCATGGCATATGCTTGGATATTCATTTAAACCAACTTGGTGGGATACCTATTACAGTTGGACAGATGCAACTAAAAGAGCAGCATTGATTAATGCATTACAATATGGTATTATAAATAATCCTGGAGAAGCATCGGTACAAAACGTAAACTATGCAACATGGTCCTGGGATTGGTCCAGTAGATGTCCAGTTAAGACAGATGGTACATTAGACGATCCTGATAATATATTAGTAAATCCAGGAGGCGGACTGTTTTTTGGGACTGGCAAGTCAGCACCATTTGTATTTGGCGATTGGGGGCCAACAGAATTACTTTGGAGGACTTCAAGTTTAGGCCAATCTGCATTAGTTAACGCAGTACTTAAATTGAACCCAGCAAAAGCATGGACTGATTTCTTCCAACCATATACATTTGCCGATAACTTTATTGGTACTTTTAAATTACATACAAGTAATTTTGCACCAATAAGTAATACAAAATTAGCATATCATACACAAGTTAATAATAGAAACGTTGCAAAAGTTACAGTTAAGAACAGCAGCGGCACTTTTCCAGTAGGAACCACAATTAATTTTGCTGGCGGAACTGACGGATTAGATGCAACAGGTACATTAGATTTAGATTCTTCTGGAAACGCAGTAGGCGTAAGTTTAACATTCAGAGGAAATGGATATACAAGCAGACCAAATATACAATTTGTTTGGCCAGTTGTGACTGCTGGTGCATTTGTAATTGGAACTGAATATACAATAGTAACACCAGGTACAACGAACTTTACATTAATCGGCGCAGCAGATAGCGATATTGGTACAGTATTTACAGCAACAGGTGTAGGAACAGGTACTGGTACTGCAACTTATATTGGACCATCCACCTTACCAAGTGCAGACTTTAAGGTAACATTAGTAGATGATAACAATTTTACATTGGGTATTAATAATGCTCAAGTAAATCATTTCCATAGAAATGACATAACATCAGATATAGTTGACTCATATAAAACAGTAGCGACAAAACTTGCACAACCACTAGGCGGCTTTAGTAGTGATCACTTATTAGAAGTATTAAGTGAAAGTGGAGCGGCTGGTAAGTTTAGATTAAGTGAGAAAGATGCTTCATTAAGTTTTTATGGTGGTAACTCTTTTGATTTATATCATGCAAGTGTTATTAATATAGAAAAAACTGCAAGTGGTTATAGTGTTGCTGGCGTAAGCAAATCACGACAAGAATTTAAATTTAATTTACCATTAGAAACAAATAATGATTTCACAAGTGTTACAGTAAACTCAGACACATCATTAACAAAATATAAAAACTTTGTGACTACAACAAGTGTTGCTGAGTTTGGAACTATATTTGCTCGAATACAAGACACATATAACTTTATACGTGGTAATTATAATTATATGTCTGATAGCGGGTATACTTTTGTTGGTGCGGTTGGCGATGCCAAAGCATTAGATTTTGCAAAGTGGGCCATAGGCGCAAGTATAGGTGACAAATATACTGTTCCATTAGGTACAAGTATTGGTTTTGATAGAGCTGATGGAGTTGCAGTTGCATATGGTAGTTTGCCTGGTAACATTAATAGCATACACGCTCTAAATAAAGCAGGTGAAATAGTAAAGATTAATTTTAGTGATCTATGTATTGACAGGGACGGTACTAAAGTATCTATAATGCCACGTGATACAATCTCTACGGCAAAAACAGCAACGGCAGTAACAACGTATGAAACAATACAAGGTGCTGGCGTAGTATCAACACCAATTAACGAAAGTATAATAAGTGTTGAAACAGCAGTAACTACTTTTGAACATTTGCTGGTAATTAACAATATAACACAATTTAATGAAACAATATTTAATGACATAACAAGCGAAAGACATTCGAGATTACAGTTAAGAGGACAGCGCACACGTAACTGGAAAGGAACAACACAAGCACCAGGTTACTTAGTTACAGGCAATACTATTATACAAAACTTTGACACACTTGTTGAAGATATACAAGACTTTTATAATTTTGATGTAAGTAAATTTAACACAGACATTACCAAGGCAGAAAACTATACAATGAGTAATAGTTATGCTAGAGATTGGGTACAAACTTTAGGACTACCAGCAAATACTGTTAGTCAGTTTTATAAAGGTATTATTAAACATAAAGGTAGCAAGACAGCAATTGATCGTATTGATAGAACTAACCTTGTAAATGAAGGTAGAAGTAAAGTTTCAATGGCAGAAGAATGGATGTTGGCTTCAGGACATTATGGTGATACAACACGTACAAAAGCAACTGAAATTAAAATTGATACAACAACATTGCATGACAAATATAATGTTATTGATTTGGCAAGTGGTAGTATTGAATTTGTAAATAATGAAGCAATTCCAGTATTTTCAACAAGTTCATTTAGCGACTCACCTGCATTATTAACGGCTGGTGAAGTACTAGCAACAGAGTATGATTACGTTGCTAAAAACTTAAATGAAATGGTTGATGTATTTGATAGTACAAAAGCATATGCAAACGTTAGAACATGGACTAGTAGTACAAGTTATAAGAGAAATGATTTAGTAAGGTACAAAGGCGGACTTTGGAAATGTAGTGTACCTAGTATTGGTATAGGAGCTCAATCATTGTCGTTTAATACTACAAATACAAAAGGTCCAACTAATACATTTACACATAGAAATGCCGTTAGTGATCCAAGTACACCAAGTATTACATTGGATGGTGTTGATATATGGTTTGATCAAAAGGTTGATACATATGATAACATTATTGAAAATGGATCAATAACAACTCCAACAGTTACATTTAATAATACATTAACCGTAGGAGATGGTAGCGTAGGTGACTTAATCACAACGTTTAATGAAACCTATGATGTAACAAGCATTGATGATGATGGCATACTACTAACTGGAACTCCGAATTCAATATCATACCGATCCAACTCTCCAACATATAATGGTAATCCACATGTTATATCATCAGTTGTAACAGGAACAATTCATGATGTTACTGACAAAGTATTGCTAATTGGCACCAATTTACTAGGAGCAAATCGAATTACTGTTCCGTTAGAAGGTAAAGGTACAAGTGTTGCAGTTAGTACAACAACAGAACAATTTAGTGGTGATGGGTCAATAGTTGACTTTACAGTAGCAACTCCATTAGTGATAGCAAACGCAACTGATAGAACAATTAGTGCAGTAAGAGTCGGCGGTGTAACAAAAGCAACACCGGCAGACTATTCAGTAAGTGGGCAAGTTGTTACGTTTACAGTAGCACCACCAGTAGGAACAAACAATGTTGCAATAGATATACTTAATCCGGCACATATAACATTGACCGCAGCTCAACTTAAATTGGCTTGGGATAGTACACAACTAAGACAAAATGGAAATGATGTATATTTACAGGCTGACGTTATTGACAATAATAAAACTGCAATTTGGTTTGATGCGAAGAGTAGTATAGCAGCTCAATTAATTATTGACGGCTCAACACCATCAGGTAAAATAAATGCGGCAATTGAACTTGGATTTACTCCAGCAACATATACGCCAATTTTAAAAGTAACGGCAACTGATCAGCCACAAACATTGGCAATGGTAATAACAAAATTAACAGCAACACATGGGTCTACCCCATATACATTTACTGATGTAGGCAATGCCTTACAAATTTATAGATCAGTGAATCATATTCCAACTGCCGGTGCATTTATTATTGGCAAGTGGTATGTAATATCAACAATAGGCACAACAGACTTTACATTAGTTGGTGCACCTGATAGTAATGTTGGAACAGTATTTTCAGCAACAGGTGTAGGAACAGGTACAGGAACTGCAAAAGAAGTATTTGATGCAAGTGTAACAGGCTCAGTAACTGATCTTGTTATAAGTGGCACCGCACTTACAGAATTAGGACTTTCGGCCACTACATCACATGGTGCGGCAACTGGTACAATAAATGTACGACCAACACCAGCACAAATAGTATCTACAATAACTGCGGCAGGTGTGGCAAATACTACAACAACATATGATGGCACAGCATTTTTTACTATAAGCAAAAGCACAGGAACTCAAATTAATTTAGGCAGTGGAGAATTTAATACAGAGAGTGGATTAGCAACAGGAGTCCAATCAATATCATCATCGCCAAATACATTCACAACAGCAGAATGGGGTAGCACTAACGTAAATGATACTGATACTGCATTATTTAATATTTGGTTAACAAATGATAATGAATTACCAAACAAAATTACCAGTGATATTACAAGTAAATATTATGATTGGAATGTACAACAAGTACAAGCAATGCCATCTAATGGAGCCTGGGCAGATATTGTCGCAGGTGATCAAAGTGATCAAGGTAATGATGCAAAATTATCATTAAAAGATATTAATGACAATGCAATTGTATCAAATATTATTGCAGGCGATTATATAATGATTGTTAATAGTACAACAGTACCAAACATTGATGGTATTCATAAAGTATCAAGTGTACACCCAACTGAAACAAATTCATTTTATATAGACACGTTTATTGAAACTTCAGGTAATGCGCCAGGTATATTTGTGCTACGCAGTTCAAGATTTAATACTATTGCTGACATGAATAAAAGCCTTACGAGAACTGCTTATTATAATTGGGCAGAAGGTGACATGGCATGGACTACTAAAAACTCATTGAATATAGGCAGCACAAACGTATACAAATATGTTAGTGGTGTGTGGACATCATTACGTACAACAACTGAAAGACCAGTTAATAGCAAGATTGAAAACATGCACATATATGATGTGAAAACAAATAATGTTACTGTAGAAATGGAAGTATTTGATCCATTACGTGGGATTATTCCTGGAGTAGCACAACGTGAATTAAACGAAACAAACAAAATAGACGTCGCAGTATATAATAATAGTACAGACACTAATTACGATACAACGAATAGAGAGTATTGGGGCGAGGCACAAATTGATAATACTTGGTGGGACACTAGTACCGTTAAGTACTTTGATTACGATCAAAGTAATAATGAATACAAGAGTACCTATTGGGGATCTCAAATTCCTGGATCATCAATTGATGTTTATGAATGGACAAAGTCAACAGTATTACCAGAAGATTGGAAAGATGCAGTTGATAATAATCTTCAACAATATGGAGTAATTGCAACAGGTGACGCATATAGTGTAACTGACTCTACTGGTGAAGTATTATATTATTACACACAAGACGATGAATGGAATAAAACATTTTCCAGATATGATACAGTATATTATTTCTGGGTTAAGAATAAAACAACACTATCAGATAGCACAGCGGTTGCACAAGGTCGCATATTAAGTGTAAGTGATATTGCTAGTATTATTAATGATCCAACAGGAAACGGAATTTCTTGGTGCGCAGCCATAAGTGGTACGGCATTTATAGTTAATAACATAACCGCATACATAAATGACTCAAGCACAATATTACAAATTAATATAAAGCCAGATGGTATAAGCCATAATAGTTGGACAGTAATTGCAGAAGATTTAGATGAGATACCAGATTATTGGTATATTGGATTAGATGATAACTTGCGTGGCACCCAACGAGTTACAGACTTACCACTCCCAAATCCAGCAGTACATGTATATAATCGTTATGGTGATCAACGTAAAATGACACACAATGCTAAAACGGTTGCACAAGGTTGGTTTAAAGATAAGTGGGACGCAAGATATGAAGCCATTAGTATTATTAATAGGCTATTGAAGAACCAAAACTTAGTTGATAATTTATCAACTAAATGGCATAGAATCATTAGTAAGAAATGGATGCCTTCAGTTGTAACTGCAAATAGTAGCGGAACAACATTCCCAACAACTGGCGGATTTGTTGGCTATATTTTTTATTATGAAACAACAAAAGTTTATTATACAATTGTTGGAATGAGTGCATTAGGATATGATTGGGAACAAACTGCAGGTTATGATATGACTCGTACTTGGGAATACACAAATTATGTAAGTCCAACCAGAGTTACTTCACAGTTACCAAGTTTAGAAATAACAGCCGTTACAGATCTTAGCAGTATTGATACAACTAAGCACCAAGTTGTGCAGTTTACAATACCAATAGAGAGTGATGGATTTGATAGAAGTGAAATTTATCAATACAATATAAAAACAAGTAAATGGGAATTAGCAGAAAAATTAAATGCTACAATTGCCTTCACTGATTTTGTTTGGAATAAAAATGGACAAATAGCGTGGGATATGGCAGGTTGGGGCGGACTATGGGATCCAGATACTGCAGAGTATGTTGGATATATTATTAAAGCATGTAGAGAAGATTTATTTATTGAACAATATAAACAAAACTTTAATAAGTTGTTTATTGGAATTATGAAATATGTAACAAGTATACATGATCAAGTTGATTGGTTATACAAAACAACTTATATTAGACTCAATATTAATACAGACATTGTAACAGATAATTCCATTAAGAAGTTTGTAAGGAATACAGTTAATGAAGTTAACTCATATGTTAACGCAGTTAAACCATTCCACACAAAAATTAGAGCAACTACTGATACGCAGAATGTAATTGAAAGTGATTGGAATGCAGGATTTACAGAGCATTTAGGAATAAATGTAGTAACAAATACAAGTGGCTCAACAGAAAACGCATCCACAAGAACTTATGCGTATTTACAAGACAATTCACTAGATGTCTTTGCTTATAGTTTACAAGATAATGCAAGAACAACAACGTCTGGTGCATTGACGACTGCGACAGCCAACATTCCAGTAGTAGATGGCGCCAAGTTTAGTGGAAGTGGCGGAACGGCATACCTAAATGGTGAAATTATTTCTTATACAGGTGTTAGTAGTAACACACTTACAGGAATAGCGAGAGGTATAGCAGAAACGTTAAATAGAAAACATGAATCGGGAAGTGTAATTATTGACTTAGACGGTTCAGTACTGAGGACTATAACCTCAATAAGAGACAACGCCTCAACGGCCAATTTTGATGTGGCTACGGGCAAGAGTATACTAGATGGTACAGCAGTTGACTTAGATAGTCAAGACCTGCAAGGTACCACACGAGGGTGGAATCTAGGATAAAATGGGTATAAATATTAATAAATACAAGAGTATAAAGAGAATTTAAAATGAAAAATAAACTAAAAGATAAGGCATTTATTGAAGTAGATGGCCATGTTTTAATTAAAGATATAGATACAGGTGAAGTTTTACTTGATAAGCATAATGCAATTAACTATGAAAATATGTCAATGGCAATTGCTGGAATGTTAGCGAGTGGAACAGCCACAGATTATATAGCACGTATTGATTTTGGTAACGGAGGTAGTAGCATTGATTCAGCAGGATTAATTGCTTACCAAACGCCAAACACATCAATAAAAACTGGTGCACTTTATAATAAAACTATGGAAAAACCACTGCCAACAACTGCAGCGGCCAATGTTGGTGCGGCAGCAATAACAACGACACATGTAGATACAAATGTATATACAGATATAATTGTTAATGCCACATTAGATTATGGTGAACCAGCAGGACAAGGTACAATAGATACTGGTACTAATCTTGCAGGTGATTATGTGTTTGATGAACTTGGACTTAGAACAAGTGCAGGCAATTACTTAACGCATATTATTTTTCATCCAATTGAAAAGAGTTCAAACAGAAAAATTCAAGTAGTTTATACCATTAGAATAAGAGCAGGAGCATAACATGGCATATAGAGTTAATTTCTATGATGCAACAACACTTAACGGTAGTAATAACTACTTTAGTGTCAATGATGCAACAATAAACACCGAAACTTTTTTAAGTTTTGTCGGCAAGAATTGGTATGGATACGGTGAAACAATTGCTGAAAATCAATTACACTTGTTAGAAAACTTTGCCGGAGATGCAGTACCGTCAAATGCCAAGGCAGTTGCAGGGCAATTACATTATAATAAAACTTCAAATGTTTTTTATAAATTTAATGGTACGATTTGGGAAAAGTTAGATGCAGCAGGTGTAAAATTTGTTTCAGTAAACGATACCAGTAATAATGCACATATGGTAAAAATTTCATATGATGATGATATGACAACACCAATATTAATAACAAGTCTTGATACTGAATTTAATGTTCATGCATCAGAAACAGCAATACAACCAACCTTTCCTAAGATTGGCAAGGGATTAACATTAAGTAATACTACTGATATGTTTTTCCATGGTACAGCAGTAAAGGCCTTATACGCCGACCTTGCAGAAATGTATTTAAGTGATGCGGAATATGAAGTAGGAACAGTATTAAAAATTGGTGGCGAGGCAGAGGTAACACAAACAACAAATTTATTTGATCCAGAAGTATTTGGTATTGTATCATCTGATCCAGCATATTTAATGAATAGCGGATTAGAAGGAGTTTCAGTAGCAGTTGCATTAGAGGGTAGAGTACAGGTTAAAGTAATTGGGCAAGTTAAAAAAGGTCAAAGACTACTTGCAAGTGAAGAACCTGGCGTTGCTAGAGCACCAACAGATTATGAAAAACAAGAATATATGGATTGGTACAGAATTGTTGGCAGAGCATTAGAAGATAAAACCACTGAGAGCATTGGATTAGTTGAAGTAGTAGTCGGAGCAAAGTAATACAATGGCATTTACTGGAGCACCTGGCACAAAAATATTAGCCACGGATTTTAACACCCTGGTATCAGATTATAATCTGTACTGGAATGATAATCATTCTTCAGTATTATGGACCACTGCAGATAAAACAAATCATAAAAACGGTTGGGGACAGGCAGCAGTTGAACCAACAGTAGTTACCAATGTTAATCCAGCATTATGTGATGTCGTAACTGCTGAACAAACAAATAGATTAATAGCACAAGAAAATTCCGGATTATTGCATACTGGACTTGCAACTTTAGGAACGCCTGCCGACTTCATAACAAAATATGCTGTTGAAACAGTAATTCCAGCAAGTGCTGGAGTGGCAATTGATGCAAAGACTACATTAATTGGCACAAACAAATTTAATTTAGGTGCAACTTACGGATCATTAAACTTAGTAGTAAAAACAACAACAGACACAACAACTTGGTCAGACGAAGTATATTGTGTATTTAAAAATAGTTTTACCAATTATAACGAAGCAAGATACTTTTTTAATAGTGGCGGACAATTAACTATTGATTTAGATGCTTCAGGCGAAGTTGATGCTGATGCTGACGTAGATTTAAAATGGGAATCGATTTTTGATGCATTAGGCGAGGTATATATTGGTGCTGAAAATTGCACCAATACTGGAGCCACAAGTACACCGGCCAATCCAGTCACATCAGTTGGCGGGTTTTATTCATTTAATGATTACAATTGGCATACCGTATGTTGGATAAAAGGTGCAGTCTATAATGCCCAGTATAATCCTACTGAATATGTGGATAGAGAAGTTAGAATTGAAATTAAAATTGATGAGCCATCAAGTGCAGGTAACGTTTTTGATGTTTATGTAAAGGTTAGATTAATAGACGATTTAATTGATAGCGTAGGAAACAACACAGTTGTATTAGAAGCAAACACAGGACATAAGCATGCCATTGAAGCATGTACAGACGCAGAATTAAGTACAAGTAATGGTGATCCATTTAAAGCAGGATCATACACATATCAATTCCAAGAACGTGCGGTTCCGACAGTAACCGTTGCTGATCCTTGGACTGTTATCGTATACCCATAACACTAACAATTCCCCAGTAACGACATTAAAGTTGTTTATTAACATAAATAGTATTATGAAGGCAAGTTATGAATAATGTACTTGATATACAACTGTTACCAATTCTAGTAGCACTAGGATTTTTATCTATTGTAACTCTGTGGACTATAATAAAATATTATAAAAATTCACTTATAGTTGCAATACTAATTCCGTTAACTATTATATCTTTTACAACAACTTATATTACATTGGAACGAGTGTTAGGTTATCCAATTGACTTAACAATACCCGAGGAGAGCATTTATCTTTCTCATGTAGTTTCTGATTATAATAATGTAATATATGTCTGGATTCTTGAACCTGGTTCAACAATACCGCGATCAATAATTATTCCATTAACTAAAGAAAATAAAGAGCAAATGAGAGCTGCCAAAAAACGACAAGCATCTGGTATCCCTCAAATGATAAGGAAGGACGGTGATAATTTGGCAGGCGTCGGCCAAACAAAAGGCGGGGACTATGTGCTATATAATTTTCAAGTATCAGATCCCGAAAATTTAAAAGAGATAGAAGAAGGCACTGAATAAATCAGTGATACCATAATCGGGGAGAAGTAACATGAATGCAATTTTAGTAACAGGTATATATATAGTCTCCATTTTTAATGTACAACTTGGAGCACCAATACTTAGTTTTGTTCCAATGACAACAATGGAAGAATGCGAGAGACTCGTACCACATTTTACTGGAGATCAAAAGATAGATATTGAATGGACTATGTATATGAGATCACAATGCTTAACAATGGACGAATACCAAGAACGAGTTCGAGCCATGGAAGCGGCACAACGTGGCGAAGTACCAGGCCCACAAAAACCACAAGAACAATCAAAGCCAGGGGGTGAATAATGAAGAAAATATTAAATTTCTTAAAAGAGTCAATACAACAAGTATGGTTATATAGATTTATAACTCAGCCTTTACAACATAAGGTAGGATGGATTATACTTATTGCTATGATTGGTTCAGGATCCTATTACGGTCCTATATATTATGATAAGTTTATGGTAATGTATGAAGAAGCAAATAATGGAGAAGATGATGATGAAGATGATGTACAAGGAATTACCTTCACGCAGGTTGACACACATTTATATACGTTAACCGGCACAATTAAAGAAGATGATTGTGAGAAAATTGTACCATTATTACCTCAAGCATTTACTGTTATATTAGAGTCACCAGGTGGTAACTTAGCAGAAGGTTCGTGTATCGCTGCGCATTTCAAGTTACGCAATGTTGTTACGGTTGTCCGTAATACACCAGTGTTAAATGATGAGGGGAAGGTAATATATGATCCAGGAGTTTCAACTCGAAATGACTATATTAAACAAGGCATGAGTCCAGAAGATTTAGACGATCTTAGAGAATCACAAGGATATCCAAAGGTTGTATGTGCAAGTGCGTGTGGAGTTATATTTTTAGGTGGTGCGAAACGATACTTAGTTGGTGAAGTGATGTTTGGCATACATGGCCCAGCGACTCCAGAAGAGTCTCTGAAAACTATGAATAGAAGACAATTAGAAACAACAAGTTATAGAACTGCTTCAAGTATATTACGATTGCTAGAGCAGTTAGGGGTACATGAAAGTATTCGTTTGTTGTTCATACAAATACCTAGTCATTCCATGTACTGGTTACATCCAAATGATTTTGATGCTAGACCAGGATTAATTACAATAGCGACAAATTATAAGAACTTTTTTGGATTTGAGAATAGTGATTTAGAAGGTGGGTTAAGATGAGGAGAATAATATGTTAAAAAGTTTTTTTATTGGTAGATCTTATTTTATATATGCTTGGTTTATGTTGGCATGGTTACTAGGAATTACCTGGTATAGTGTTGAGATACTTGTATTTTATAATGCATGGAACAAAGAATTTTACGATGCAATACAAACACTTCAAGAAGAGAGGTTTTGGGAATTGCTATGGGGATATGATCTAACGAGATTATGGCAACTGGCAAGTCTGACTGAAGAAACGATGCCTAGTTTCCTAGAGATTGTTTCATTATACATTCCAATTTCAGTGTATGCAGTATGGCAAACACAACGATATTGTTTCAGATGGAGACAAGCAAACACTCATTATTATTTAACTCGATGGGAAACGTCAAAAGCAAAGATAGAAGGTGGAAGCCAGAGAATGCAAGAAGATCTTATGATATTTGGTAAAACATTGCAAGGATTATTTACTGGATTCTTTAGTGCAGTACTTATTCTTATTGCGTTTATACCAATTCTATGGGAACTATCAGAAGGATTGCCAATATGGAATGGACAGATTATTCCAGGATTCCTTGTTTGGGTAGCACTTACCATATCAATTGGCGGCACATTAATTTCATTCATATTAGGTTATAAATTACCTAAACTTGAATATAATAATCAGGTAGTAGAAGCAAAGTTTCGTAAGAAATTAGTATATTCAGAAGATGATTACTCACAGAGATTAACCTCAGAGTTATTTCCAATGTTTACTGCAATTAGAAAGAACTATTATAGACTTTTTAATTGGTACATGGGATTTGGCGTATGGCAAACCGCGTTTGGTTTTGTTGCAGGTAACTTAGCGATTGTTGTACTTGCGCCTAGTTATTTTGCACAGTTAATCACATTAGGTGTTCTATTCCAGGTATTAAATGCCTTTGGTAGAGTTGAAAGTAGTATGACTTTCTTTATTGATCGTTGGACAACAATTGTTGACTTCCAATCAGTTATTAGACGTATACGTGAATTCAACAAGGCACTAGACGAAGCAGACAAATTATAATTAAATGAATGTCTTAATACTAGGTACAATGAAAAAATTGATGCCTGTATGGAAGTATTGTAGGGAAAATGGTTATGGAACTCTAGTTATAAGGTCCAAAGGAGACCAATTTTATCGTGATAAAGACGATGAAGGTAACTGGTTTTATAAAATTTATCATTATGATTCTGAAACTAACTCATCAGTTCTAGATAAAAATTCAGTCTGGCCAGGTGATTTGAATATGATTGCTAACGAAGATTTGAAAGGTCAATTATTTTATGATTTTTTCCCACGAACTATTCCATCGAAATCAACTTTTGATCCATTTATTTTTGATACCGACAAGTTGATAAAAAATATAAGTGACGGAAGCCAAAC